CGAGCTGGAAAAGGCCAAGGCTGCAGCCGCTGAGCCGGTCGCCACCGACACCAAGGCCGGCAAGAAGTGATCGGCGCCGACGACCTGGACGCGCTCTATGACCCCGACGAGTTCGGCTGCACGGTGCAGGTGATCGAGCCGGGGCAAGAGCCGCGACCGGTCAACGGCATGCTGGGCGCACCGGCCCGCTCGGGCCGGCAGTACCGCTCGGGCGTGGACCCGAACGCGGCGAACCTGCGCGCGCGGCCCGACCAGGTGCTGCTGCAGATGGCTACCTCGGCAGTGCCGGCCGACCGCACGGCAAAAATCATCATCGATGGGGTCGAGTATTCCGTCGGCAACGTCGAGCCGCTCGGGCGCCTGCGCTCGCTGCTGACCCTCGTGCCGTACTTCAACCGCACCGCACCGGCAGGAGACCAGGGCAGATGGCAGGCTTCGAGCTCTCCTTCAACGTAAGCGGCTGGGCCGAAGTCGACCGCGCCTTGGCCGACATGCCCCGCCGGCTCGATCTGGCCGCTGCGCGCGCCTTGCGCAAAACGGCGAACTGGCTGCGTACGCACAGCACGCGGGAAATCTCCCGCGAGCTGCGCATCACGCAGAGCCCGATCAGGCACCGCTACCAGATACACAGCAACGCCACCGCCAAGGAAGTGAAGCTGTGGGTCGGTCTGCGCCCCATCGGCGTGCACTACCTCGGCACACCCAAGCAGACCCCGACCGGCGTCGCGGTGGGGCATCGCAACTACGACGACGCCTTTATTTCACCGATGCGATCGACGCAGCGTCTCGTGTTCCGCCGCAAGGGCCGCGAGCGCCTGCCGATCGAGAAGGTAACCGAGGACTGGGAAGGCGAAGGTCTCGGCGCTCTGGAGCGCTGGGAACGCCGCGCTCAGGTCCGTTTTTTCGAGCTGTTCGAGCAGGAGGCCCGCTATGCCCTCGAGACCGCTTAACCAGCTGTCCGATCTGTTCTTCGCCATTGGCGATGCCGTGCACGCCGCCGGCCTTGGCGTCAGCGTGGCCAACTACGAGGAGTTCGACGGCAAGGTCGGCGACGCCACCGTGCTGATCGAGCTCGAGCGCACATCGCCGGCAACCCGGCAGAACGATGGGCGCTACGCGCACGACGTCACCATCACCCTGCACGCAGTCGTGGCCCGTGGCCGCACGCACGCCAACCTCGAGGCGATCAACCTCGCCACCGCGCTCGAGCGCCTGGCCGACTGCAACCGCTGGGGATTTCACGGCCGGCAATGCAACTACCCCGAGGAGCTGCACAGCGGCCCATCGATCTTCCAGCGCGGGGCCGATGGCTATGACGCCTGGGGCGTCACCTTCCGGCAGCGCCTGGCGATCGGTGAAGTGACGCCTGAGCCGATTCTCAACACCGCCCCGCTCGTGGCCTTCGGCTGGCAAGTGAACCCTGACGACCCGGCGAGCTACCAGCAACTCGAGGTGTAGCGATGTTCGACGCCCTTCTGCGGATCCACCTGGCGCCGCTGATCGAGCGTCTGGCCGAGCTTGAAACCGAGATCGAGGATCTGCGCCGCCGCGGCGAGAACCACAACCGGATCGGCACCGTGACCGCCGTCGACCCGGCCGCCGCGCTTTGTCGCGTGAGCCACGGCGAGCTGCTGACACCCTGGATCAAGTACTTCTGCCCGGCCGCCGGCGAGGTCAGCGAGACCCGCCACCCATCGGTGGGCGAGCAGTGCCTGCTGATCAATTTCGGCGCCGGCGACGGCAGCGCGCAGAGCGTGGCCCTGACGGGCATTCCCTCCGGCGCCTACCCGGCCGTCTCGGCACTCGGCGAGTTGCACCGGCGCACCTATCCGGACGGCGCCGAGCAGAGCTACGACCACGCCGGCCATACGCACAGCTGGCTCAATGGCTCGACCACCATCAAGCACGACCGCGACGGCATAGAACTGCTGAGCAATGGCGCCGGGCTGCGTATCGACGCCGGCGGCGTGCACGTGATCGGTCCCGCCCTGGACCACAACGGCACGAACGTCGGGCAGGACCACCTGCACAAAGACACCCAGCCGAAGTCGGGCGCCAAGTCAGGACCACCAGCATGATCGGGATCGACCGCGACACCGGCGCCACCGTCGACGACTGGCCCGCCTTCGTGCAGCGCGCCATCCGCGCGCTGACCACCCCGCTCGGCACCCGCCAGAAGCGCCCCGAGTACGGCTGCCGCCTGCCGTCGCGCCTCGGCCGGATCACCGGCGACAGCCTGCTGATGCTGGCTCAGGCCGACGCTGCCGACGCCTTCTACAACGAGGCGAACGGGCTCGGCGAATTCACGCCGCAGACGATTCTCGCCACCCGCGAGGGCGCCGGCCTGCGGCTGCAGTTCGCCGGCACCTGGCGCAACCGCAAAATGACATTCGAGGTGGTCACGTGAGCATGTTGATTCCTGGGCTCAACCAGCTCGCCGAACCCGAGATCGTCAAGGTCGAGGCGTTCGAGGCGCTGCTCGCCGAATTCAAGGCCGAGGTGCTGGCCTACGTACAGGCTCGTGACCCCGAGCGGGCTGCGCGCCTGGCCGAGGCGCTGGAGAACGACAGCGATCTGCTGGCCATGATCCTGCAAGCCTTCACGCTGCGCCTGCAGAGCCACGAGCGCAAATACAACGCCCGCATCAAGCAGATGCTGGCATGGTGGGCCGAGGGCTCGAACCTCGACGCCCGCGCCGCCGACATGGGCCTCGAACGCCGCGTTATCACCGCCGGCGACCCCGACGCCTTTCCGCCGGTACCCGCCGAGGTCGAGCTAGACGACGATCTACGCCTGCGCTACTACCTGGCGCCCCACGCGCCGGCCGCCGGGTCGCGACTGCACTACCGCCGCGAGGCGCTGACGCTCGGCGATCGCGCTGCCGTATCAATCACCGCCCCCGAGCCCGGCACCGTAGTGGTCACCTACACCCTGCAGCCAGACGCGCTCGCCGCGCAGGTGAAGGACGTCCGCCCCGTGCGCACCGCGCCCGGTGTCGTCACGGTGTGGGTGCTTAGCCGCGCCGCCCGCGGTGAGCCGAGCGAGGCCCTGCTCGACGCCCAGCGTGCGCACTTCGCGCGCGAGGACGTTTCGCCCGAGACGGACACGGTCGACATTCGCCCGGCAGTCATCGTCGGGTACCAGATCCGCGCCACCGCCTACATCAACCCCGGTCCTGACGCCGAGATCACACAGCGGTCGGCTGTCAGCGCCCTGGCCGAATACGCCGCCGCGCAGCATCGCCTGAAAGGGTACGTCGACCCTGATCACATCCGCGCGCGCCTGATCGGCGCGGGCGCCGTGCGCTTGGATCTGCTCGAGCCCCTGGCCCCCATCGCCTGCGGCGACGGCGAGGCCCCTTTTTGCGACTCGATCGCGATTGATATCAAGGTGCTGAGCCCATGACTCTATTGCCGGCCAACAGCTCGCTGCTCGAGCTCGCTCTCGACACGGTCGCGGGCGAGCTGATCGACCGCATCACCCCGCCGTTCCCGGCGCTGATGAATGCTGCCGAGACGCCGGCCGAGTTCCTACCGTACCTCGCCGCCGACCGCGGCATCACTCACTGGCCCGCCACCGCTCCGGAGGCGCACAAGCGCACTGCGGTAGCCAGCGCGTGGGAGGTCAAGCGCCTGGCCGGCACACGGCACGCAATCAAGCGCGCACTTGCGGCGGCCGGCTATGACGTCCTGTCGATCGTCGGCGGCACCGCCTACCAGCGCACCTGGCAGGAGCTTGGCGGCCAGGTGCTGGATGGAGGCTGGCACCTGGACGGGTCACTTACGCTGGCACCGCCGGAAGGCAGCGCACACCTGCTGCGCGCCACCCCGCTCGATCACTGGTCGAAGTACGCCATCCACATCAACACCGCCGACGGCGCCTGGTCGCGCGAGCAGCAGAGCAAGATCCGCACGCTCGCCGAGGAGCACGGGCCGTTACGCAGCGAGCTCGTGGCAATCGTCGCGGCCATCCGCGCCCGCCTTGGTCGCCCCGTCCGCGCCACCCGCCTCGCTCAACGCATCCGCATCCGCCTCGCCAAGTGCCAGCGCGTGCAGCCCCTGCAGCGCCGCACGCTCGACGGCTGCTGGTCGCTCGGCGGCGGTACCGCACCGCAGCACCTGGACGGCATGCAGCAGCTCGACGGCAGCACCCGACTCGACGGCCTACGGCTGGTCGGCACCTGGGGCTGGGCGGCCGGGCATGCGCGCACACGCCAGCGTGTGCGGGTGCGCGTGCGGGCGACGGTCGGTACCGGCACCACTCCGGCGCCGGTGACGCTCGCCCCACGCTTCGCTCTGCTCGACGGCAGCACCCGGCTTGACTCGCTCACGCTCGGCGGCTGGCCGCTCGACGAAGGCATCACCCTCGGCGATGCCGCGCTCGACCGCCTCGGCCTGCCCAAGCTCGACGGCACCTGGGGCCTCGGCCCGCGGCCTGCCGCCTCGCGCGTGTGCGCCCGCGTCACCGCTCGAATCCGCCAGCACG